ATTTGATGGCCGCATCTCGAACCTCATGCGAGATTTGGAGAGACGATTTTTGATTAGGGCCTTTAAGCATGTGTATGCGTACGCCATTACGGAGCTCCACAACTCACAGTTCAACCAGCCCGCCGTCGGTCGGTTCGGCACGAAATACTCGTCGCAGTGGTCCAGATTGTCTGGATCTGCCGAAACCGCCGCCTTCAATAGTCTCATTTGCGCTTATGTTACGTATCACGCGTTCCGGATGACGCGCGAGAACGGCGCCTATCTGACGCCCTCAGCCGCTTGGAAGCGGTTGGGAATCTATGGAGGAGATGACGGATTGACTGCCAACATCGCACCGGACATATACCAAAAGGCTGCCAGCCAGATGGGTCTTGTGCTAGACACGGAAGTCATTAGGAGAGGCAAGATGGGGATATCATTCCTCGCGAGGTCATATGGACCCGCTGTCTGGTACGGAGACGTCAATTCGACGTGCGACCTGCCAAGACAGCTAACGAAGTTCCACACCACGACAACGCTCCCGGAGGGCGTCACAGCAAAGGAGAAGCTGCTGGAGAAGGTGCGGTCATTTCACATGACGGACGCAAACACACCAATTCTTGGTGAGTTCGTGAGCCATGCTATGCACCTGGCTGGCAACATCGTGATGACCGAGAAGACGCGCCTGATGCGCGCCTGGAACTCAGACCTCGATAAGGAAGTACAGTACCCAAATGTCGACCATGGATGGATGGAGGACTACGCCCGCAACGCGTTGGCCCCGTTTGGTTTCGACTTTGACCTTTTCAGAGACTGGTTGGGGACTTGCAGCACCGTGGACCATCTGCTAACGCCACCGGTGATGTGCACTCCCACTGCTGTCAAGGCCGAGAGGCCTGTGGTGGTGGACGATGACGTCCACCAGCCCAAAGCCCCTGCTGACGCCCGCGTGACTAAGGTTCCACGCGGAATCAAGAGAGAGAGTCAGCGAACCTCGGTCAAACGCCCGCCGCAACAAGAGCGGGTGGTGCGCAAGCCGAAGGCGAGAGGGGCAGACCCACAACGGGCACCAAAACCTAAGAGTGGTGCCAGACGTGGGCCAGTCTAAAGCAGCATCACGGGGGAATTCATGGGCGGTTTCTTGGTTACGCCCACGCGGTTTAAATACCTGACAACGTTACATTCATTCTTGGATTCCCCCTTACAACCGCAAGAAATATGCCACGCAAGAATACTCGCAAGCCCGCCGTTAAGCGGGCTGCGATGACACGGAAGAAGACGAAGAAGAAGACAGGCTATGGTGGCGCGCGTGGCGTGCCAGCACAGAGATCACTCAACCTGATGGCCGGCATTTCCAATGCCATCGAGCTCGGAGAAGGCGCAGCCCGCCTCTACGACTTCGTTATGGGCCGTCAGACAGGAGGGAGGATCTTTGGCCGAGGCGACTACGTCGTGAATAAGAACACCATTATGGGTGATTCAGCGATACCCACATTCTCAGGAGGCAAG